TTCAGCCATTACTAACTGATCTTGAGGAGATGGAGGTTGTTGTGCTTGCTTTTGTTGAAGTTGTTGAAGCATTTGCTTTTCTTCATCATTAGGCTCAATTACTCCCTTCAATAACATTTGTTGTCTAACATATGCTTGTAGATCAGTAATACCATCACCATCAAGATTAGTGATCATTGTACCTGCAATTGCTGTACCTAGTTCAGGATCAGCAGGCATAACAAATTGAAGCATGTTATACAGTGCTTTTACAGTTTTATCTCTACGAGTTTTAGTTTGTTCAGATACATCTGCTATGACATTAAATTGTCCTTTTCCTATTTGATTCTTAATCACTTGATTACCTGCTTCATCAGCTTCTCTAGAGTTGATCTTAGCAGTATCAAATTGAATCTTCTGATCCTTACCAAATGATGCTACAGGTACTTCTCTATCATCATCAAAGTAAATATCAGCAGCCATTGCTTGATATATCTGACCTGCTCTAATGACTGATCTAGTCATATTAGCAAGATACATATCTGCTTTAGCATCTGTTCTAGTAGCAGCAATGTCCATTGCATCAGCAGATACGTTAGCCTTAACTGATCCTGCACCATCTTGAGAATTAGTTAATTCTTGAATATCATTAGCACTGATCTGAATAAGTGTTCCTAGAACAGGAGGTAAATCAGGAGGTTTGATATAGCTAACAGGTCCTGCATTTACTTTAAGTCCTCCTTGAGCTTCATCAGTAATAGGATTAATGAGTGCATAAGGATGTCTTTCTTGATTCATATTAGCCCATGAATCTTCATGCCCCTGCATCTGTTCAGGAGTAAAGATAGGAACTTCTCTAGGAGATAAGGCAGCTTGTTCTACTAGCTTACTAATCTGAACATTATAAACACGTTGAGGGTCTTTAGCTGATCTAACATGTCCCTTAGCACGTTCTTGATTATCAATAAAGAATCTCTGACCATAGAAAGGTACTACAGGAATAACTCCTCCTGCAATTAGTTTACCTTTCTTGTGATCATAATCATCCCCAAGAATTTCTAGACCTGACATGATCCATTTACGACATTCTGTTCTAGTAATGTTTTTCTTGAATCTTAACTCATAGCCTGTTTGTTCTAACTTAGTTCTATCATCTTGATAATCTTTATCAGATTTATAAACCTTAACTTTATTACCTGTGAGTGTATGAACATAACTCCATACAGTGTCTTTAACTTCTACAAGTTTATAGTATTCACATACTCTAATACATAGAGGTTGATACCAATCATAATAAGGTTTAAGAAACTGTTGTGGCCATGAAGCAATAGCATCTTCTCCAAATTCAGCTTTGAATGCTTCAGGACTATAAGGACTGATTACGTAACAATATTTAGCATCAGATTTATCATATAGTCTAGCATTTCTATCCCAGAATACATTCTGATCAGCATCAACAATAGTTTCCCATATAATCTTTTGGTAAGCTTCTTCTTCATCCTCATCATCACAATACACATTAGTTAATCGCCAAGCACCATAACCTCCTGCAACACCTTCAAAGAAAGCATTATCTTGTGCTTGATCCCCACCACTTAGATAATAATCAGCTAGATACATTCCATTCAATGTAGATGCTGCATCATCCTTAGTAGATGTTCCTACTGATCTATAGTTTACAACAATTCTATGATCTTGATAGGCATTATAAATATCTGTTAATCCTTGTGCAGTTTTATTAACTTCAATCTGCACAGCATTAGTGAATATATCAGCCCAATCACCTTCCCATTGAGCACCTGCAATAAATGCAAATCGTCTATCTGATATTGCTGTTACTCTTTCTTCTTGTAAGTAAGGATAATCAGCATCAAATCTACCTATTGCTTCTCCATGTATATCATCTCCCCAATCACGATATACATTATCCTGTGTTTTAATCTCATCATAATTCATGATTTTTTAACTTTCTTTAATGCATTAACTTCTGCTAAAGTTAATCCTTTTGATCTACCATCAGCACCTTTCTTATATGTTCCATTAGGCTGCATATAATATAAGCTTTTAGAATGCTTCACAGGTTTCTTCATGATGCTTTCTTTCTATTAAAAGCAGTTTTAGTTACTGGAATTGGTCTTACTACTGTAGTATTTCTTTTGAATGTAATGGTATCAATAACTCTACCTATTAGAGATAAACAATCTACATCATCATCATGTTTACCAGCAGGGAATTTAACATATTCATCTCTTACAGAATCATACTCTACTGTATTAGGTAACGATACTCTTTGATCCTGTACTAATGCTTGTGCTGATCTAGCTCTAATTTCCTTAGACACAGTTGATGGTAACCACTCAAGGAAACAAACAAGTCTAGTAGGTTTGTTATTTCTTAAAGCTTCTAATAGCATAGGCTCAATTGCTTTTTGGATTGCTCCTGCTTCACCAAACCATTTTAAAGGTCTGTACTTCTCAATAAGTTTACATTGTTCCTTGATCCACTTATCAGATTTAGTCTTACCTTTCCATCCATCAACTAGGTAAACGTGTGCAGGTTCTTGTGTATCATCAATCCCCCATATACGCAATACAGTATTATCACCTTTTCCATCACTCACAGCATAGTCAGATGTACCATAGTAGCGAAGATTACTAGGTAAATCTTTCTTATCATATCTAAGTATATTCTCTCTCAAGAAATATATACCATCTCCTGCTGTAGGCTTTTGTTGATACAATGAAGCCCATGTTCTAGGATCACTTCTAAATGGTTCCCAATGATCCAATGGATTACCTGTAGCTAAACCAAACCATTCAGGCCATAAAGATTCACCTATCTTACGTTGTAATGGATCATCTGTTCTATCACATATAGCAGGTAAACAAATAACTCTCCACCTACGCTTATCTTTACCTATAAAGTCTCCTGATTCTCCATCCCATCCCTCAGGTAGAATTTGTCCTGCAAGATCAGCTTCATTCCATCTAGTCATAATCATGACAATAGGAGCACCAGGTTTTAAACGAGTAGTGAAGTTCCTCTCATATGCTTGATATGTTTTCTTCTGCATAGTTTCACTATCTGATTCTTCTGCACCTTTAACAGGATCATCAATGATACCTAAATCAGCACGACGTGATGTGATTTCACCAAACAAACCTCTACTGAGGAATGATGATCCATTACTCAATGCAAAGTTATCAACTGCTCTCCTCTCCTGATTAGGTTTAATATCAGGAAATAGATTGAGGAATGATTTACTATTAATCAGTTGTTTAACTTTTCTAGCCTGATTCTGTGCAGGCTCGTCTCCATATGAAGCTAGGATAACTGACTTTCTAGGAAACTTAGCCATAAACCATGAACCAAACACAACATCAGTGTATGTTGATTTAGCACTACCAGGAGGCATAAAGAACATTACATTATCGTATGTTCTTTGATTATGTTTCTTAGTAACTAAGTCTTGTAATGTATTACATATCAACTCATGATGTGCTGCTAGACTATCTAGTTTTATAGTACTGAATGAGTCTTCATTCTCTTCATCAATAGGTGTATCAGGTATGTCTATCATACATGCATAATCAGCAAGTGATTGCTGTGCTAGTAATCTTCTAGCTTGTATAGCTAATTCAATTGCTTGATTATTATCAATATTAATTCCATTAAACGATAACGAATTTTGTTTACTAACACTATTACTATGTACTTGATCATGATCACTCACTTCATGGTCATTATGTTTATATAATATATTATTATCATCATTATCATCGTTATCATGAGTGGTATTGGAAGATTCATGATTTTGTGAAATGTTGTTTTGGGAGATATTTTTAGAAATTTTAGAGAGCTTAGATGAATTTCCACCACTCCCACTTCCCATCGTGCCTATACCCCCCTTCATTTCTATAGTATTCATCTCATCACTATACTTATGAATACTATTTTTATTCTTTGATCCTTTAGGTCTACCTCTTGTTCTTACTATGTTATCAAGGTTAGTGTTTAACTTCCTAGGTCTACCTCTAGGTCTCTTAGTTATATCATTCATTGTTATTACTCTGTGATAGTATCTTGATAGATGCAATGGCTCTTAATTGTTCAGGACTTAGATTACCTAGTAATAGATTATACTGATTGTTGTTTGTATTATTAGTTATAGCTAATGATGTTTTATCTACACCATCATTGAAGTGTTTAGGCAATAAACATCTATACTTCC